AAAAGGTGGGCAAATCTTGCGTGGCCAAAAGGGTCAAAGTTGAGTGGCTTTTCCAGATGTGTTGGCTAAGAAAAGATTTATTAATGCTCCTACTGGCGCAGCTTGTACATTTGAACTAAAAAAGCAAGTCCGTTACAAGCTGGAAAAGGAGCTTAGTTCTTGGGGCGGTCAAGTTTGGGGATTCGACTTTGACCCAAAAGAAATAAACCGCGCCATCCGCTTTAAGCAGCAATATCCAGATACAAAGCCACTATTTCCGCTTATTGAAAAGCAGATTACGAAGCCGGATGCAATGGGAATGCTTAGGAAAGCTGGCATTGAAATCCCTGCCATGTACAAGATGGGTTACAATAACAATAACTGTATCGGTTGTGTAAACATAGCACGTTGCAAACAATAAGAACAATGATTATAAACATAATAAGAGGATGTAATATATAATACAGACAGCCCTTGTCAGTGCTTTGTGAATACCCGGTAATTGCTTTGTGGTGGTTATCAGGTATTTTATTGCCAACCAATTAATACCAAAATATCATGAGCTTAAACGAATTAAGAAATAAAGCCTACCGTAACGCAGTAACGCACGGTTTCCACGATAAGGGACTGAGTAATGAACACTGCTTTTGCCTTATCATCAGCGAGCTTATGGAAGCAGTGGAAGCGGACCGAAAAGGGAAACATGCCGACAGGGAATCTTTCAAGTCTTCTTATGAGGATGAAGAACCGCACGATGATGTCAATTTCAAGTATTGTTTTGAAAAATATATCAAAGATACGATTTCAGACGAACTAAGCGATGCAGTTATACGCTTGCTTGACCTTGCAGGACTTCGAGGGATAAGCCTTGAACTTGCCAACGGAGATATTGATGACTGTATTGAAGATATGGCAGAAGCCTATAAAGACGAAACTTTCACCGAATCAATCTATTCCATCTCTACACTTCCTGTTAGATATGACGGAATATTTGATTTTTCTATTACTGTGAATGATATGATACTGTCAATTTTTGGACTTGCCAAACATCTTGACATAGATTTGCTTTGGCATATCGAACAGAAGATAAGATACAATGAATTAAGACCTATGTTGAACGGGAAAAAGTATTGAATATGAAAACAATATTATTTACAATTATATGCATTATCGCCCTATTATGGGTTGGCGATCTCACAATTACATTTAAGCCGTTTACCATTTCACTTCCCGGTTGGTATAAGCCTGTAGGTATCCTTCTGTTTATTCTGTCAATGGCGGTATATACCACAGGGGATTATACCAAAGGCTATAAACAAGGTTTCGATGATGGGATAAAAAAATGTGTTGAAATACTTAAAAAGGAATGCACTTAATGGGAAATATAGCTCTATGAAAGCTCCCAATCTGACTTTATGCCAAATTTGCGTGGCTTTCCAGCATTCTTGACTTATTGAAAATCGTATTTGAAGCCCCCCAAATCTTTACTTTAGCGGTAGTTCACAATTTTGTGATAAGAAAAAATAAAATAGTTAGTGGTGATTCTTTGGAGTTGTCGCTAATTTTTTTCACTAAAAATTATTCGCAAAAATGCGAATGAATAAAATTAAAATGCTATCTTTGCATCAAAGAAACAAATGAGATGGTAGTAACGTTTGATAAAGAGTATCTGAAAGAATTGTATGAGTTTGGAAAAGCGAATGATAAAAAGCATCGTTTTCAACCTGATATCGTACGTAGATATAAACGTTGTATAGATATAATAATCAGTGTCCCTGATGTAACTTCACTTTGTAAATACAATGGGCTGAGTTTTGAAAAATTATCAGGGGACAAAAAGGACTTTTGCTCTGTTAGAGTAAACAATCAATATCGTATTGAATTTACAACCACAGAGGTGCAAGGTGAAGTAGTGACTACCATCTGTAATATAATTGAATTGTCTAACCATTATAAATAGAAAGTTATGATTAAAATAGATGGCGTAGACCCTAAAATGATAGCTAATAACTTAATTCCTTTTGAACCGACACACCCGGGAGAAGTATTAAAAGATGAAATTGAATTTAGGGGTATTTCTCAAAAGAAACTTGCTAAAGAGATGGGTGTGTCTTATACTGTATTAAATGAAATTCTGAATGCAAAGCGTTCACTAAATACAAAATATGCTATGCTCCTAGAAGCTGCGTTAGATTTAGATGCGGAACCTTTGCTCAAAATGCAAACATCTTATAATTTGCAAATGGCAAAAAAAGACAACAGATTTATGGAGAGAATTAATAAGGTGCGTAAGATTGCAGCGTTATTATGATTGATGTTAGAGAATTAAGGATTGGTAATTATAATTTAGGCGTGATTCCATTTGGTTTCACGCCTTTTTATACCATTCTCTAAAGTTTTTTCAAATACTTTACAGTAACTTTCTAAAGCTTACTTATATTTCTTCATCTTTGGCAAATGTTTCCTTATGTCACTGATACGTGTTGCGTCACTCGGATGCGTGCTCATGATCTCTGGCACTGAACCCGATCCGCCCGCCGACATCTTCTGCCAGAATGTGACGGCCACATTCGGATTATAACCAGCCATCGTCATAAGAATAAGCCCCATATAGTCAGCCTCGGTTTCATGTTTGCGTGAGAATGGAAGCATCACACCGTATTGTGCCCCAAGACCATAGACTATATTCCCGGCTTTCTGTATGGCGGCGGACTTTCCACTGAGAGCCTCCCCCAAAATTTTCGCTCCGTATTGTGCAACCAGCTGCTGACTCATACGCTCATTGCTATGCTTGGCCACAGCGTGCGCCACTTCATGTCCGATAACTACAGCCAGTTCGTCATCAGAGGAAACCAGATTCATCAGTCCCTCATACACAACGATTTTGCCTCCCGGCATACAGAAAGCGTTCACCTGATTATCCTTAACCAGGTTAAATTCCCATGAGAAGTTCCTCACCTCACCGGACATTCCATTATTTTCCAAGTATTGTTCCGTGGCAGCGGCTATTTTCTTTCCGACACGTGTCACCATCGCTTTCTTTGTCGCGTTACTTGATATCGGTGCCGACTTGATATATTCCGAATACTGGGTCAGACTTGATGAAAGCACTTCGGAGTCGGATACAAGCAGCATCTGTTTCCTGCCTGTCAAAGGAACACTTCCACAACCGTATAACAGAAGCACGGTTGCAAATAAAGTCACAATTTTTTTCATGCACCTATAATTTTAAAAGCATGAACAAAGTTAACGATTATTTTCTAATTGTGATAAGTCGGTATATGAAAAAGCATTGCACATATCATTGGACGGTATTCATACAAAGCGCGACTGAAATGAACATGTCAATATCCAACTTTTAAGTTAAATCAAGTTTAACTCACTGTTAATCAGATGATTACATTTGCACACATCGCTAATAATCAGTATCTTAGCTATATAAAAGAAAAGCAAAGTAATAACAATTAAAAGATATACGATAATGAAAGCAGATTTAGTTTTAGTTATCAGCCCTGAAGCCCCACTGATGAAACAACTGGGTAAAGTATTGGGTAAGATGGCAACCCCTTATGACTTCTCTACTATAGAGAGGGGTGAAAAGTACATCACCATACAGCATGATGAAATAGGGCTTGTAGTGGCTTATACGAGTGAAGAAAGATTGAATGTGAAACATTAAATATTGATTATTATGGGTGAAATAGCAGATAGTTTAATTAGTGGTGAATTTGATTGCATCACAGGTGAATATTTAGGTGAAGAGGTTGGCTATCCAAGAACGCACGCTTATGACAGACATGAATACATGCCACCAGTTGAAAAGAAGCCTACCAGCAAGGCAAATGTCTGTATAACTAACATGTGTAAGGACAGAGGTTTCAGTAATCGTGAAAAGATTGAATTAGTAGCCAAATTCTTGTATAGCAAAGGTTACAAACAATTGCCTAACCTATCCCATCAGTATAAAATCATTCACAGCCAGTACAAGAATAATTTTAGAAAGTTTTTGGTTGAACAAGTAAAGCAAAGAAAGGATGAATAATATATTCACAATATGCTATTCAGAAGAAGAAACAAACGGAATAGGTTACCAGTGAAATACTTTCCTGTAATTCTTTATCTTACCAGCAATTCGGCATTGATATCAACAAAGGAATTATAACACACATAACAAAGTATTGACAAGCCGTGTCAGTACTTTGTTTTCCTCATTTTTCCCCTTAGCTCCCTTATTAAGTACCTTCGTTTCTGTAACGCAAAAAAAGCAATTATGGAAATTATTTACAGAAAACTAGAGGAACTGAAGAAACTGGAAAACAATCCAAGAACTATTTCGGATGAACAGCTAGACAAACTTAAAGAGTCAATCCGAAACAATCCGGATTATTTCGAAGCCCGACCGATCATCCTGTCAGACCGTACTGGCGAATTGGTCATTATCGCTGGGAACCAAAGGTATGACGCCTGTGTATCGCTAGGTATGCAACAAGTACCGACCGTTCTTATTCCCAACCTGACCGAGGAAAGGGAACGTGAGCTAATCATCCGTGATAACGTTAACAACGGACAATGGGATGAAAAGCTGTTGAAAAATTGGAATGATGACGAACTAAAAGAATGGGGAGTCGACCTGCCAGAAGATTGGGGAATTTCTCCGGATGATTTCGGAGATGGCTTCTCTTTACCTAATGGAAATAAATCACCATTTCAGCAGATAACATTTACACTTTCTGATGAACAGGCTGACATGATACGGCGAGCAATAGAAGAAATCAAACAAACAGATTTATATAAGTACGCTGAATCATTCGGCAACGAAAATGCAAATGGGAACGCATTATCTTTAATTGTAAGACAATGGGAAGAGCAAAAGAAATAGTGGTAAAGGTTATACCGAGCAGTGTTGCAAATCCATTTATGAAGAAACACCATTACTCAGGGAAAGTTGTTAATAATAGTTGCCTACATTTTGGATGTTTCCTTGATAACGCATTGCATGGAGTGTTATCATACGGGCCATCGTTGGATAAAAAGAAGATAATGCAACTTGTAGAAGGTACAGGATGGAATGAATTTCTTGAATTAAACAGAATGGCATTTGATGATTATTTGCCGCGTAACTCGGAAAGTTATTGCATTGGTAAAACACTTCGTATGATAAGGAAGAATGCACCGCAAATAAAATGGGTAATATCTTTTGCCGATGGCTGTTCTTGCGGTGATGGAACTATATATCGTGCTTCTAATTTTGTGCTTACAAATATAAAGGAGAATTTTAATCTCTGCTTATTACCAAATGGGGGAAAAATTCATAAAATGACATTAGAAAGCAATCCGACCACACCAAGAAAGGAGCTTGGCGGAAAATCGTATTATGACATTACCGGTGGACGATTTAATTTTAAGAAATATGTGGAGTATGTGAATGGTGAAATATTATCCGGCTTCCAACTTCGTTACATCTATTTTATAGATAAATCATATCGTAAAAAATTAACTGTTCAAGAAATTCCATTTTCAAGAATTGATGAAATGGGAGCTGGTATGTATAAAGGGGAAAAAGTAGCGCAGGCTAAAAGACATGCTATAAAGACGGAAAGACATGGCGAAGTACAATAAAGAAATGGTAAAACAATGTGCCGCATGGGTACAAGAAAACGGGCTGATAGAGTACGGAGGGGCTAAGCTGAAGGACTTCCTAACCCACTTTGCAATTGACCAACGAACCTATTACAGATGGATGGAGGAAACCGAGTTTGCCGAAGCAATAAAAAAAGCGAAGCTAGATTTCAAGAACACACTAGAAACTGATATTGTAAAGTCACTCGCTAATGCCGCCAAAGGGTACGAATATATACAGATTCAAACCGAATATAAAGACGTGAACGGTTCCCCTAAAATCGTAAAGCAGGTAAAGAAAAATATACGCGTGGAACCGAATGTGGGAGCAGCCATATTCATTCTTACCAATCTAGCGCCCGAAAGATGGCAAAACAAGCAACGACAGGAGCTGAGCGGAGACATATCCGGTCTTACCGTTGTAGTAGATAACAAGGAAGATGCGGAATTGATTAGAAAAATCAACGAATTATAAATGCATGCAACATATGTATATAAAGAAAATCTTAGCGCATGGCTATTCGGATACCGGATCATCGCTAACAAAGGTGGTACGCGATCTGGAAAGACGTATTCCATCGTATCTTTATTTATCTCTGTAGCCGCTACGAGCAGAAAAAAACGAACGATTGACATTGTATCCGAATCACTCCCTCACCTAAAGAGAGGTGCTATGAATGACATGGATGAAATACTAAAGAATGAGGGGATGACAGAAGGAATAGATTACAAAGAAAACAGGTCAGACCATACCTTTGAATTTCGGTCTGGAACTACGATACGATTCTTCAGCGCTGACAACTGGGGAAAGGTAAAGGGATCAAAGCGCGATGTACTATTCCTCAACGAATGTAACCGCCTACCATACGAAACCTATCGGCAGTTATCTGTACGTACCACCGAATGTATATTTCTTGACTGGAACCCGGATTCTGAATTTTGGTATGAGATAAAAGGGTTGCAGACTAGAGAAGGAACCATAGAGGTACATTCCACCTACAAGAATAACCCGTTTCTATCAGAATCACAGATTATTGAAATCGAGTCAAACAAAAATGATACCGAATGGTGGAAGGTTTACGGACTTGGACAAACCGGACGACCACAGGGCGTAGTGTATACACGATGGAAACAAGTGCCAGAAATTCCACAAAATGCAGTTTTCATTGGCAGAGGACTGGACTTTGGCTTTACTAATGATCCTACGGGAATTGTTGATGTATATAAGCTAAACGGAAAGTTATGGTTAGATGAAATATGCTATCGCAAGTCTATGACGAATGATATCATAGCCGACCGCCTACGCGGACTTCCAGGAGACACCATAGCCGACAGCGCAGAGCAAAAATCTATTATAGAGATACGAAACTATGGCATCCGTAAGATTGAGCCGGCCCAAAAAGGAGCAGACTCCGTGAGAGCCGGTATCCAGATTCTTCAACGATACGAACTAATGGTAACACAAAGAAGTTTAAACCTGATATATGAACTTAGAAATTATAAATGGAAAGAGGACAGGATAACCGGCAACTTACTGAACGAGCCTATTGACAAGTTCAACCACGCCCTCGATGCGGTACGCTATGTTGCGCTTAATAGGTTATCAGAGAAACCAACACCCAAACGACCAAAAGCAAAAATAGGAAAGATATGACAGTAAAAGAATTTTTGACAATAAGCAGCATTGCCACCGAACCCGAGGTCATTAGAACCAAGTTGGATGAACTGAGAAAACCTTATCAACTAGGGCAGTATAAGACACCAGATACCCTAAACGACATAAATATGGGAGAACTGATGCAACTGCAATCCATCGAAACAGAACACGATATCTTGTTCGTTCCCTGTACTGTACTGATGGGGCTGAGTAAACGTTATATATCCCAACTTCCAGCTAGCGATGTACTGGGATTCGTACAATGGGTGGCCAAAGAAGTTGAACGAATAAATAAACTATTCGCGTCGACTAATGTACCACCCACACCCGAAGAGAAGCAAGCAGGATCCGAATTGCTAAATTTTGGACCTTTCGGCATGATTGATTACTATGCGCAGCGCATGGGTATCACTGATCATGCAGAAGTAGACAGCGTGCCATGGATCAGAGTATATAAATGTCTTGACATGGACGCCAAAAGAGTAAGATTCGAACGTAGATTAAGAAACATATTAAGTAAGAAGAAATGACGGTAGAGCAAAAAATTAAAAAGATAGTAGACTCCATGGAGGGTGTAAGTTACCTTTTTGACAACTGGCAAACAGCCAATATAAGACTGGACAAGATTAAATTGCCGGCAGTGCTTAATCTCCTTCCTGTAAGCGGAACTTTTAATCTAGGCAGACAGCAGTTAAGAGACTGCCCTAACTGTATGATGGCATTCATGGATAAAACCAAGTTCGATTTTGATGGCACAGAAAATGATGCAGTGATAGAAGGATGCAAGAATAAAGCCAAAGAATTCATATTGCTATTGAACAGGAGTGGGATGTTCAAAGAAATATCAGGAGATATCCCTTATTCTGTTTTCTATGACAAGCTGGATGTTAATGTAACCGGAATAGTTATCCAACTTAAGTTAGAAGAGATAATGGGTACTGTTATTTGCAACAAGAGCGTGAAAGAAATTGTATATGGCAGCAGAAACTAAAGCCGGAACCCTAAGAATAATAGGTGAAGAGCTGGAAGCGTTACGCAAGCGAATTATAGCCAACCATGAAGTAGCCGGACAAGTAGCCAGTGGAAGGACAAAGGGCAGTCTGAAAGTAGAAATGTCGGAGGACGGAGGCGTTTTGTGGGGCAGGCAGGCATTCGCTGTACTAGAAACCGGACGTGGACCAGGGAACGTTCCGAAAGGATTTTACAAGATTATCCGCCAATGGGTGGAAGATAAGGGTATACAAGTAAAGAAGCCCGATTCCTTCGCCTACCTTGTCGCTAGAAAGATAGCCAAGGAAGGAACGGAACTATACCGAAACAGAAAACATGAGGAAATCTATTCCCGTGATCTAGAAAATACCGTGGACAATATAGCCAGCAGGGTATCGGCTATATATGAAACAGAAGTTGAACATATAAATCTGAATTTCGACAATGAGAACACATACGATAGATAATACAACAATTGAATATCCTGACCAAATAGGATTCTGCTTTAATCCTGTGATAATAAATATCCTTGGCGGAAACTATCAATCTGTTACTGCAACGGTAACGGACACCACCACAGCCACATCAGACAGAGAGAACAGAGCGACGTTCGGTGGTTCCTGCTTCTTTGACCTATCATTCTATACGCAGAGCTATTTTGACGAATACAGAGAAGTCGATTACAAGTCAACTCACGCCGAAGATAGTAAGTTAGGACGTCTGTTTAGCATAGAGCTTGATATGTATAACGAATCAGGAACACTTGAAAACAGCTTCCAGTTCAACGTATTCATATTGTGGGGAGCCAGTAAGGTTGGAGAGCAGTATAATGGAAGCCGAGTACTGACATGGTTCAAAAACTACCCATTCTCTGTAGGCTTATACTCTGCAACATCAGGGAATGTAAAAGTAACTATAGATGGTTCCGAAAGCTCCCCTATCGCATTATCAGGACAAAATGCATGGAATATCATTCTTGCTGGAATAGATGCTTCAGACAGGGTGGAATTTTATCTACCTGGAAGTAATACGGCAGCATCTGTTTTTGACCACACCTTTGATTTCACCTTCCGAGGGCTGCTCAATATGGCCACAAAGATCACTTGTAAGGTTGACAATTCAGACTGTGGAATATACTTGAGATGGATCAACCGCCATGGAATGTGGTGTTACTGGCTATTCATGCAAGGAGACGAGATTTCGCAGGTATCCAATGACGGAGAGTTCATCAGAAACAATATGCAGGATTACAGTTACAAGAACGGATACCATGGAGGTAGCGGACGAAAGCAAAGGAAAATGGAGGAAACGACACTTCCCGTATGCGCTCCATTAATAGACAGCATAACTTATGACTTCCTTTACCAAATGGCCACATCTCCTGTTGTTGATATGTTCATGGGCTATGATGATAACGGTAACGCCAGATGGATGGCCGTAAATGTGTCTGTGGGAAATTTCGTCAAACAGCGGGTATCACTGCAAGACTTTGAAGCGAACATTATATTACCTGAAACTAACGTACAGAGCTTATGACAGAACAACTACTATTCATAGATAACAAAGCAATGGATATTAATGAAAGTACCAATATCACATTGAATTTTAGAAGTAATATTTTTAGCGATGTAAGCAAGATCACAAGCAACAACACATACTCCATCAAGCTACCTTTGACAGTCAACAACTGTCATGTGATTAATTATGCGCATCTCCCATCCCATTCAGCACAATATGCTCGTATCAACCACAAAGGACGCTATTTGCGCAATGGGATTGAAATCATACCGGACGCCAGCGTCATTCTTATAGAAATATCCGAAACCATAGATATAGCCATGACATGGGGCAATGTTTCTAAATTTGCAGAAATTGTAAATGACAACAAGACATTGCAGGATTTATCGTACGGCAGGACAGAAAACGAAGATTACATCATTTGGAAGAAAGGAGACAATTCGCCCCGAATACCTAAAATTGATTATGGCTTTAAAAATGATGAGCCGGCTGCCTGGTATCACCCTGTGGTTACAGCTATGTGGGTTTTGAACAAAATAGAAGCTGATGCCGATATCACCTTTAAATTCCAAGAACAACACTACGAACTGTTGAAAACTTTAGTTATTCCATTGCTTTCAAGAAATAGCGCACCAAAAGAAATCGAAGCTCGCACTACAACTTTAACAAATGACGGAATATCTCCATATAATATTCCAGGAGGATGGATTCTCAAAATATTCCAATTTGTGGAAAGTGGATCTGACTATTATGTGGCTGTAACAAAAGATTCGTCAGGCAAGGTAATCGGATTCAAGCCGCAGAAAGAGAACGTACCCCTTAGAATTATTGGAACTATCAATATAATAGTCAATACTAGCCAGGAACCACAAAGTTCAGGTGAATATGGTGTTTCTTTCGATATACGGAACAAAGAATCCATAACCAGCAAGTTGAAATTCAGGTGTAATCCGAGTATATCCTTATTACAAGAAAATCAATACAGGTATTCTTTCGCTATAGATGGGGAGTTTAATCCAGGAGATACAGAGGAACTCAGCGCTATACTGTACGATCCTTATGCAGAATTGGGGAATTATACAATAGAAGAAGGAAGCTATGTCAAAATAACGATGCGAGATACTGTCTATTTGAAAGACACTGATGAAGCAAACTCCCGGTTCTATTATGTTCCAAACCTACCTGATATAAAACAGATAGACTTTATCAAAGCTATAGCATCTATTTGTGGAACTTTTGCCATTCCCGGCAATGGAAATGTCGTAAGCTTCGTTCCTATTGATACCATCATAGAAAATAAGACCAAAGCTCTGAACTGGACCAAAAGAGTTATCGCCTCATATAGTGCAAACCGTCCTAAAAATATATCTTTCAAAATTGACGGATTCTCTCAAAGGAATGTATACAAATGGAAAAATGACGACAAAAACAAATACAATGGAATCATATACGTTGACGATAAGACTTTGGAATATGAACAGGAAACGCTGACATTGCCTTTCGCAGCGTCTGAAATGAAAGGTGGAATCGCAACTATCCCGATATATTCCTATACATCTGACGGAGCTTTACAATATAACGAAAGTACAGATCCCAGACTACTGGTCCTAAAGAACGACAATACAGCAACTTTTGACGGTCTGGACTGGAACACTATTATTGAAAACAACTACAAATCTTATCAGAAATATATCAGAGAACCTAAGATTATTACCGAGCTGGTAGAAATCAGAGATCATGAATTACGAAACTTGGATATGTCTGTACCTGTTTATCTGGCCCAATATGGAAAATATTACGCAGTCATATCAATAAAAGCAGAGAAAACAGGTATTTGCGAATGTAAACTTTTTCAATTGGATTAATTATGGCAGACAAAGTAGAAAAGATACTTGATATCAAAGTGAATCATGAAAAGGCTATCAAGGCAATAGCAAAGTATCAGACGGATATAGAAAACGCCAGGAAGGCAGAGGCAGAACTGAAAGAGCAGTTAAATAAAAACGCCATATCCCGGCAGCAGTACAATGAGGAAATGGCGGCATCAAAAGCCTACATCAATGACTGCAACGATTCGATACGGGTAATATCGAAAACGATACAGAACCAGCTCAAGCAGGAGAAGGCACAAGAAAACAGCCTTGTTTCTCTCCGTGCCAAACTGTCAAACCTAACGGCTGAATACGATGCTTTATCCGAAGCGGAACGAAATGCGGATACAGGCATGAACATAAAAAACAGAATTAATGAGGTTACTGATGCTCTAAAGGGCGCTGAAGAAGAGACACAGCGGTATTACCGAAATGTTGGTAATTACAAGGAAGCTATAATGGAAGCCGCCAATGCCAATATCCCGTTCGTGCAGCAGATAAATGTAATGGTGACCTCCTTGGGTGGAGTAAGAAATTATTTGTCTGGAGTAAAAACAGAAATGCTTACTGTTTCGACCACCACAACCGGCTGGATTAAAGTTTTGAAACTGTTGAAAGTTGCTCTACTTGGAACTGGTATTGGAGTATTAATTGTAGCTTTAGGATCTTTGGTATCATGGTTCACCAAAACACAGAAGGGCGTGGAAGCAGCCAATAAGATAATGGGTGCTCTGGGTGCCACTGTTAATGTCTTAATAGACCGGGCGGGCAAGTTGGGAAGTGCTTTAGTGAATCTGTTTACCGGGAACTTCAAACAGGCGGGGAATGATGCCAAATCCATATTCGCTGGTATCGGTGATGAAATAGTCAATGAAACCAAACAGGCGTGGAAGCTGGCAGAAGTCTTGAATGAGATAGACAAGAGGGAAGTCATGCTGTCCATGTCACGTGCCGCTAACCGAGCTGAAATTGAGAAGCTGAAAAAAGCTGCTGATGACCAAACCCTATCCACACAGGAACGTATTAAAGCTGCGGAAAAAGCTGCGGAAATTGAGAAGAAGGACCTTGCCGTACAGACAGAACTAGCAGAAGCAAGACTGGCTAACACCCTTGGATTTACCGAGATGAACAATGAAGTACGCAAGTTGATGGAGCAGATTAAAGCTGGTGATATTACAGCCGATGAAGTAATAGGAAAACTTGGGTTATCAGATAGTACGATAGAAGACCTTAAAGTGTTCCGTGACCAATTCAACGAACTTCAGGAGCTAATGGAAGATAGCTACGGCCGTCAGACAGAGCAGCAAAACACCCTAAACTCTATCCGCCAGGAAGGTGCAGACAAAACAAAGGAAGCAAAGCAAACAGAACTGGAAGCAGTAAGGGCAGCAGAAGATGCTATGCTTGCCTTAGTGAAAGACAAGAGAGAACAAGCACGGAAAGAGATTGAATTGAACTATTCCCGGCAGATTGAGGATTTGCAAATCAGTTTAAAGCAAGAAGAGAACCTTACCGCCAAGGCTCGTGAAGCCATCAACGCCAAAATAAAGGCTTTGGAACAACAAAAATCTATGGAGCTTAGCAAGTTGTCCGATGAGGAGCTGAAAAAAGAACTGGAGAACCGTTTAAAAATGATATCCCTGCAATTGGAATCGGTCAAGGAAGGCAGCGAGCAGGAGTATCAGTTAAAGATACAACAATTACAAGCACAACAAGAGGCGGAACTTACCAGCACAGAACAAACCGAAGAAATGAAACTGGCCATTAAAGCAAAGTACAATACCAAGATAGACGAACTGGCAACAGTTCATGAGCAGGATATTATCAACAAGCAACAGGAAGCCATGCGCATACGCTTTGAAACGGAAATCGCACAAGCATATGATAACGAAGAGGAAATTCTTCGTATAAGGATGGAACAAAAGAAAGCCGAGCTCGATAGCCTGCAGCAAATGGAAGGTGAAAGTATAGAAGCATTCAATCTTCGCAAGCTGGAAGCACAGAATGCTTATCTGAAAGACAAGAGAGAACTGAGCGATAAGGAGATTGAAATAGAACAAGCTAAATATGAAGCAATGGAACAGGTGACAAATGGCCTTGTAGCTCTCACAGAACAAATTGGGGAGTCTGATAGAGGATTTGCTATGGCAAGCAAAATGTTGGCTTTGGCAGAGATCGCCATCAATTCAGGTAAGGCGATCGCAAAAATGGTATCCGCTGAATCAGGGAAAGGTATTCTTGGTATAGCTACAATGGCATCAGGTATTGCAACAATCCTTTCTAACATTGCAAATGCTGTTAAGATAGTAAAAAGTGCTAAATTTGCAGAAGGTGGTTTGGTTACAGGACCGGGGACAGGAACGAGCGACAGTATTCCGGCACAGTTGTCGAATGGAGAATCCGTTATAACCGCCAAAGCTACGTCCATGTTCGCCCCTATCCTATCATCCTTCAATATGATGGGTGGAGGTGTACCTATTAATGTAACAGCAACGAATAATCAAACTTTAGGCGAAGATATGCTGGCCAGAGCAGTCGCCAAAGGAATGATGATGGCTCCTGCCCCTGTCGTTTCTGTAGAAGAGTTTACTTCAGTTGCGAATAGAATTAAATACATAGAAGAAAGCGGTAGTTTATGAAAGCATACGAACTATTATATATAAACAGGAACACTCTTAGGATAATGTCTGAAATGTCATTAGATGCATCAGATATTAAATACCTAGAAATGTATAAAGACTACACCCGTCTTACGGCTGAAGGTCATAAAAAGGCATATATCATGCAGTACCTGGCAGATGAATACAGCATTTCAGAAAGGACCATCTATAGAGTCATTGACAGGTTGTCCGTTGACGTTTCAATTCAATAAGGGGGAAGATTATTCTTCCCCCTATTTTTTTACTGACAAAGCGTGTCAGTGCTATTATGTTCTGAAATTCTTATAGCCATATACCGTTTTTTACCTTTGCTTCAAAATAGATTATATATGGCGAAATTATACATCAACAAAGATATTGTTGCGGATAAAGACAAAATGGAAAATTGGTATCTAACTGGTGAAGAGGGATTGTCTTTTCCCGATATTCAAAATTTCCTATCTTGGATAGATCCGAATGACCACGTTATTGATATTGAGATACATTCATGCGGTGGTGATGCCGTTGAAGGGTATGCCATTTATGACGCCTTACGTGCTTCAGGAAAGCAAATCAGCTGTACTGCAGTAGGACGATGTGCATCCATGGCAACCGTGATATTATTGGCCGCTGCAAAAGAAAGACGTTTTGCTTATCCACATGCAAAGTTTCTTATTCACAAGCCTTATATGGCTTCATACGATGGAGACCTTGATCTTGAAACCCTAGAATCAATAAAATCAAACTTGGAGAGTGAAAAAAACAAGATGCTAGCTTTGTATGTAGAACGCACAGGATCGGAAGCCTCAGTTATCGAAGCCCAAATGAATAAAGCCGGTTGGTTTGGTGGTGAAACAGCCAAACAATTAGGTTTTATCACGACCGTTCTTATGCCTACAACTGCCAAAGGGAGAACTTACACATTTAATAACAAGAAAATGAACAAAGAAAAAGAAGTAACAGTGAAGCAGACTATCATAGACAGGCTGCTGGCCAAATGCGGCTATCAAAAAATTGAAGACGTACAGGTCGTATCTATGGAATTGACAAATGCCGAAGGTAACACGCTTACCGTGGAAAGAGATGAAGGTGAACCCCAAGTGGGAGATACAGCAAGTCCCGATGGCGAACATGTCATGCCTGACGGAAAGACTATCATTGTGACAGATGGCGTTATTACAGAAATTAAAGATCCTGATGAATTGGAAGAGGATGAAGTGAAAGCTTTAAAAGCCCGTATAGAAGAGTTGGAAACTGAGAATGCTTCTCTAAAGACGAATGCCCGTACCATTGAGGACAACAAGATTCTGAACGCAGTCCGTATGGCCGGGGGCGAAAACTGGCTGGCAAAACATTGTAGTACTTATAAAGTGTCAGCTCGTACCCAAACGTTCAACAAGGGTATAAAAGGAGTAGAAGAAAATGAAACGCCTATTCAGAGAAAACTTCGTGAAGAAAGAGAAAAAAGAAACAACAAGTAATAAAAGGAGGGGAAATGCCTATTTTAGATTTTGACAAACTTACACCTGATAATCAGGCTGTAAAAGACTTGAAAGACCTTATTCAGTTAACAGTCTTTCAAAACGAAGACATGGAGCGTTTTATGACGTTTATGCCCAATGTGACTAACGGTAAAAAAGCAGGTTTTATCGGTGAAATGGAAGATATCGGAATAGCCGGCTCCGGATGCGACCCTGAATATAAAAAAGTGGCTATCGCTGCCGCCCAAAAGGAATGGGAAATCGGAGATTGGCAAATTCCTTTGGAAATGTGCTATACAGACTTGGAAAACACCATTGCCAAGTACTGCCTTAAAACGGGAACAAATATAGGAGACCTGACATCGACCGAATATATGGACGGTATTGTACTGCCGAAGCTGTCTGAAGCTATGATGAAAATGATGTGGCGTTTTACATGGTTTGGAGATAAATCAGCAGCGTCTGTCACTGGAGGTGGTCAAATCACTGACGGAGTAAACATCGAACTATTTAAAACATGTGACGGTTTTTTCAAACGTCTGTTTGCCATCTGTACCAACAATACCGAACAGCACACTGAAATTGCAGCCAACGCAGAAGAATCATATGCATTACAAAAATCAAAGATGAAAGAAACAGGCATTGCCACATCAATATTCGATGCGATGTTGCAAGATGCCGACAGCCGGATTTTCCAAAAAGACGGATGCGCAATTTTCGCCACCAAGTCAATGTGCGATGCTCTGACTCACGATATGAAAGAAAAGTACAAGGTAATCATGCCCTGGGAAGTTGTATTTGACGGTGTAGAGGTCAGCAAATACGATGGAACAACCATCGTTAAATGTTCCATTTGGGATAGATTTATTCAAGCCTATCAGAACAACAAAACCAAACTTAACTTACCGCATCGTGCTGTTTTATGTTCTCCTGAGAACTTGATGTATGGATGTGAGGGCACCGAACCGATGTCGGACTTGGATATCTGGTTTGATAAGAAAGCCCGCAAGAACTACATTTATTCAACAGGAAAATTAGGTTCCATGATTGGCGAAGATGAGTTGGTACAGGTAGCATACTAACGAAAAAGAGCAAATATGGCAATATGTGATATAACAATCAAAAAGGACATCGCACCATCGTGCGATGATCCTATCGTTCCCGGGCTGGAACAGGAAGGTGTGATAATGAATCGCGCAGACGTGGATTTCGGTGCGGTTACATTCAACGCAACCCGTAAGAATGTGATCGAAACTCTTGCACTGAAAACAGGTAAAAAAGGTTACAAGGTACAGGTATTCGGTGCAACCCCCTTTACTGGTACCAATACAACCTTGGCAACAGGAACCTATCGTAACACGTTTACTAACACAGTGAACATGGTTGTATTAGCAAATGCCCCCGATGTATGCAATGACATTATTGACGGGCTTGCTAACGGTGATTTTGTCGTTGTATTGGAAAATAAAGCCAAAGGGTTAAATAAAACCGAAAATCCGGGAGATTCAGCTTTCCAGATTTACGGTTACTACCAAGGTTTGAAAGCCGCAGAGATCGGCAATGACAAGTATTCCGAAGAAACGGAAGGGGGATGGAATATCTCTTTGCAAGAAACCAAGGTTCCCAAATCAGCATTATTCTTGTACAAAACATCTTACGATGCGACAAAAACGCTTGTTGAAACACTGACAAAACCAACTGAATGATTATGGAGTTAGAAGAAGTGGTTGATAAATTAAAGGAGCTAGGAGAACTTCCCTCCTACTCCTCTTCTGATAAATCGGAGATAGAAAGATTGTACAAGGAAGTATTAGGAAAAGAATTCACCAAGACATCGTGTAACGACTGCTATCGCGATGCTGTAATCGAAATGACTGTTTACATCAAAAAGAATAACCGTATGAAAGAAAAATGTAATTATATATTAAAGAATGGTGTCCTGCTTCAACCGGAGTTCGGAAGCAATAAAATGTACACTAATGACAACCTCACTGATGAAGTTGCTGAAAAGTACCTTGCCAAAAATCCGAAAGGTGAAATTTATTTCGCCCATGTACCTACGGACTGGAAAGAACGTGTTAACAAATGTGGATACAATCAAAGCCTGCTTGATTCAATGGTAGAATCATTACAAGACGGAGTTTCTGAAGAATCCGTGGCTGACACGTTGAAAGATTTCCAAATCAACGGCAAGAAAATCAGTAAAAAAGTTCTGAATCTGCATCTAAGCAAGGCCATTGAAATTGTGAACGCAATGAATGGAGAAGGCGAAGATAAAGTTGAATAAAAGAAATAAAGGACGAACGTAAACCTCGCGAATATGAGAGTAAGAGATCTAAAAAAGAAAAGCAGTAACCGCATTGATACAAGCTATTTACAAAATCTAGGAATTCAAGCCTACGGACAGGACAACCTATATCCGCAGACATTAAAGAATATCATTGCTGCAAGCTCTACTGCATCTGAATGCTCAGACCGTTTCGCTGACTTCATTGAAGGAAACGGATTCCGTGAGGTTGCTTTTTCCAAATATGTAGTCAATCGAAAAGGTGACACATTGGATGATGTACACATGTTACTATGTAAAGACATGTCCGAACTCAATGGAATAGCAATCCATGTTAACTACAATGTTTTCTGTGAGATAGTGGAGATGCAGCACGTACCGTTTGAAAATTGCCGTCTGACGGAAGAAGATGAAAACGGTTATGTGGCAAAAATAGCAGTACATCCAGACTGGAGCGGAAAGAAGACACGTAAAGGGAAAGCTCTGCAGGTCAAGAAAGAAAACATCGACTACATAGACGTTTTTAACCCCAAAAAAGATGTGATACTAGCTCAAATAGAAGCTGCCGGAGGCATTGAATACTACAAAGGTCAAATCCTATGGGTGTCAATGGCCGGAAAAAATACTTATCCTGTCGGGAAAGGTGACCGGGTGGCTACAGAAATGAGTACCGATGAAGGGCTGTCCAATGTCAAGTACAGAAATGTACGAAATAATTTCTTCCCTGGCGCTATGGTATTCACCAAAAAGGGATCGAACATAACCTTTGACGAAGAAGGCAACGAAGTGAAAGATACAGACGATGACGACAGTTTCTCAAATACACTCATCCAGTTGCAAGGTGATACGAATGCAGGAAAGATTATGGAAGTTACTTTAGAAAGCGATGAGGAAAAACCTGAAATAATAAATCTGAACTCACAAAATTACGACAAAGAATTTACCGTTACTGACGCAAGTGTGGTTGAACGTATTTATTCAGCTTATGGCCAAGAGCCATGGTATTGCATCCGTATTGGTAAAGTCGGATTCTCAGGCGATATTTTGGAAGATGCCTTCGAATACTATAACTCTATCGTCAGCAAACAACAACGTCTTATAGAACGCACGCTAAGTCGTGTGTTCAGCTATTGGCACGAAGTAGCCAATCCTTCAGGAGATTTCAGTGTCGAACCATTAAAGTATATAAGAAATGCAGCAATATCTAATAACAACAGATGAAGTGTCAGCTTTATCTCGCGGAATGTCTGTACATCTCGATCCTGACAAGATAGAAACCTATATCCGTGAGTCGGAGAATATCTACATCAAATCAGCGTTAGGAGACGAACTGTTCCTTGATGTAAAAACGAATCCGGATAAATACGCATTATTACTTGACGGTGGTACTTACGAAACCAAATGCAAGGAAAAGAAACTTTTCACCGGGCTCCGTATAGCATTGGCATACTATACCTATGCCTGTATTGTCAAAAATGGAGATGGGAATGTATCCCGTTTCGGCTTCGTGAACAAGGAAGGTGAATATAGCAGTCATACAGTATTCAAGGAAAAGATGATGGTGTATAGCGATGCATGTAGTATAGCTGACCGCTACCTGAAAGAATGCGTGCTTTACCTAAAAGAATGCTGTATGCCACTTTATAACGGTGAAGGGAAATTAAAATCTAATAGAACTGTTTTTCGTGTAATAGGAGAATGAGCGATTCTGTTGACATATTAAAGAAACTGGCTCTTCAAGTAAGAAACGCATCTGTAGAAGGAGAGAATACAGCTGAAAGAATTGGGCGCATATTTATCGGGATTCTAGAAAACATGGATAATTCTGATATAGAAAAGCTCACCAAATACTTTTTACGCAAAGATAAAGAAGACACTGCCAATGAGCTGATCACGTTCCTGAAAGGTTTTTTGGTTGGTAAGAATGGTAGTGGAATTACTGTACTGGAAGATGGTACCTCTCAAGCCGTTGTTGACCGGCTTTATGTGAAGATTAAGGCTGTCTTTGATGAACTTGAAGTGAAAAAGAAAACGCATGTTGGTGGTGAACAGATCATATCTCCGGCCGGAATGAAGTGTGTCAGGGTGGAGGAACTTGATGAGAGCTACCGCTGTTTCTTTTTGTCGGAAGTCGATGGTATTACAATCAATAACGAATTTACAGTCGGTACATTCGCTTTATCTCAAGAATTTAATATTAAAGAAGGAACATCTCACAATGTATCCAACCGCTACTACTGGCGCGAGGTGACAGGAGTAGGAGCTGACTATATTGACTTGAGCAAAACCAATGCCGACAAGGACAGTGATATCCCGGTTGCCGGTGATGATATTATTGGTTTGGGACACTTGACGGATATCACTCGTCAGGCAGCTATAATCCTTTCTTCTGTTAATGAAACTTCGCCTTCCATTATTTTCTATCAAGGTATCAACTCTTTCTCTCTTGCCGGGAAAGAAGTCATCGGGTTGGGCTTTGACAAGTCCACCGGACACGCCTATATCAATGTGTATGGTGATGCCTATATCGGTGCCAAGGATGAGAGCACTTACATCCGTTATACACAAAAAGGCGGTGTTGATATCAAGGGTATGTTCCATATCGAGCAGGGTTCCACCGGATGGCGTAACATGGAAGGGCTTCCGGATGAGATACAGGCGGCTGCCGATTTGCCCAAAAGGCTCAGGATGCGATAGACAATGCGGCTGTCGGCTCGGTCAATCTGTTGCGTAACTCCGGGTTTACCGGAGATTATGAGAGTGAAACATTGTCCTCTGATACTCAATTGTCTGCTGATACCGATTTGTATAGTAAACAATTAAAGTATTGGACGGGTGTGGCTACCGTATCCGCGGACAGTACTGCCGGCTCTGGGTATTCTGCTGCAATCGGTAGTTTGTCCCAATCCGTATCATTGATTAAAAATGAGAACTATGTTATATCCTTTAAAGCTAAAGGTGTGTCTGTGGCTGTTTCGTGTGGTGATTTCAGCACAACTCAGCCTCTTACGTCCGGTTATCAAAGATACACTTTCAAGTTCGCATTTAACGGTACAGGTATTTTTATGCTTAGCGGTACCGCAACCGTTTGTGACCTTCAACTAGAAAGAGGGACCATTGCCACAGACTGGAAACCGTCCATTTTGGATAACGACAAGGCAACAGCCGGTTTTCAGTCAATCAATTATATCGCCAGTGCGATCAAGGATGGATCTGTGGATATTCTTGGCGGTCTGATATTGGCCAATATGATCCAGTTAGGCAACTACAAGGATGGCAAGATGCAGAAGGTCACCGCCGGAGTTAGCGGCATATACAATGACGATGATGATGTGGCATTTTGGGCAGGTGGCACGTTACAACAGGCTATATTGACCGTGATGAGGTTTCGTAATGATCCGAATTATCAACCCACCGATGAAGAATGGGCGAATATGGCGAACTTCGTTGCCACTCATGGTGGCGATACGTTCCTGCGCGGCTATATTTATGCCTTAGGTGGTAAGTTCAGAGGTGTGGTTGAAGCCTTGGGCGGATTTTTCCGCGGAAAAGTAGAAACATCTGTTGACGGGAAACGCATTGTCATTGATCCGGATAAAAATACTCTTGAAATGTACACGACTGAAGGACATGCCACCTTGATATTAAGGTTCGACACATCATCGGACGGATGGGAATATGGTGATTTGATTTTGCGGAAATATGCAGGGGACCAATTGATACTAGAAACGACTGTATATCCGGAACGTATCAGAATACAGAATCATGTGGAAAATACGGATATCATTCTTAATCCCAATAACGTATCCTTCTATGGTTCTAAAGGCGAAACGCTGTTAGTCGGAATGAAACCGGTATATAATGGAGTGGGTGTGTATAAGCATGTGGCCAATATTGATTGCAGTAATTGGCCGGGGAAAGATGATGTTTCGTCAGGTCAGGTATATGTGGAATATGAGACAGTAGAAGGAGTCGTGACAAACGGGACTTTAAAAGTAAAGAAGTGATATGGAACTGAATAGTATTAACAAGACAGGTACTTGGAGTGAGGCGGCAGACCGTCTTAACAACAACTTTAGCAAGACTTCTACCGAACTAGAAAAGGTCAAGCAGAACGGTATCCGCAACAAGGGATTATTTTCTACTCTTAAATTGCTGGAAGAGGCTGTTCCATCTCCTGTTGTAGGTGACTGGGCTGTTGTGGGGGATACCATACCGGGCCCTATATATGAATGCAAGATAAAGGGGGCATGGAGTCCTACAGGCACGACAGGAGGTGGCGGAAGTGTTGACTTGAACGGATACCTGACAGCCGAGGAGATAGACGATGTAACATCAATATTATAAGAGTTATGATAAGAATTAATTATCAGTCCGATTTTAAAATCATAGAGAAGAGCCTGAATGGAGATATAAATACTCCCTTCCGGTTTACTTACCGCACAGTCCTGTCGGGGTGTGTTGTTGCGGAGTTTGACGGGCACGGGTACAAGAACTGCCGCAGGCTTAATGATGGTGGTCTGCTGGTCATTTTTGACAGGCATGGACTACGTCCCGGTGCTCTGTCAGTCAAACGCGAATACTATCTTTCCGATGCTGATTTTGCCGATGGCATCTGCAATCTTGTATCGGTGGAGAATACAGGTGTTATCCTCGTTGCCGGAAAGACGGATGAGAGCACGGCGGAGATCATGTCCTATCCGGATTATGCCGCATACAATGCGGTGCAGAGCGTCCCTCTGTCAGAGAGGGAGTATGATGATGTGCTGAGTGATTTTGTACCTCCTCTGCCACCGGAAGAGAAATAATGATTTAATAGTTAAATAAATAGTTACATAAAATAATGATAGCTTAAGTTCCCCCGGAACTTGGAAACAGCATTGAAAATGAATCAGATAAGTTCTGTTCAAAAAATAGGGTAGAACAAAAGATATTTTTCTTAGGATTCTACCCACTTTCTACCATGTATCTATTTCTACTATATTTTTAGGTGAAAAAGTTTGAAACAGGAATGTGATTTTTTATCTTTGCAGATGTGTAAGACCAAGAGCTTGTTGCGGATTAAATTCCGTAGCAGGCTCTTTTTTTATTGTCATATCGTGGCAATGGATTTCGGGGCTTTGGCAGCGATGATGCAAACGGATAGGGATATCTTTGAGGTGTGTATTTTTATAATTCAGATAAACAATAGACGAAATGGAATTAAACGACTGGTTGGCTATAATCGGGGCTTTCGGAGGATTGGAGGCTGTCCGCTGGGGTGTCACGTTCTGGGTGAACCGCAAGACTAACGCACGGAAAGAGGATGCGTCCGCCGATTCGATGGAGGATGAGAACGAGCGTAAGCAGGTTGACTGGCTGGAAGAACGCATCGCCCAGCGTGACGCCAAGAT